GAAAGGTCTTTCAGGTGATCCCATTTTCCCAGCTCTTCCGGCCAGGTATCGATCGCCGGCCTCTTCGGTGCGATGACCAGGATCCGGCCTATATCCCAGGACAGCTCAGAAAGAGCCGTCAGGGTGACCGCAGTCTTTCCCATTCCCATATCCAGAAAAAGCCCGGCCTCCTCATGGTCCAGGATGAACCGGACCGCTCTTTTCTGGTAGTCATGAAGATCTGATATATTCATCTGCGGCCTCCTCAGAATTCACTACGGCGACCTGGAAGCCCAGATCCCGGATCTGACCGATCACACGGATCTGCCTGGGACTCAGGCCTCCGGTCCGGCCGGGCCTCTTGATCTCCAGAAAAACGATCCTGCCGCCGGGCAGCAGGCATATCCGGTCCGGTACTCCGGAAAAACCGGGACTCACCCATTTCAGGAACAGGCCTCCCGCAGCCTCGACTTTTTTCTTCAGTTTTCTCTCCAGTCCTTCTTCTTTCATGATCCTCCTTTCAGCAGCAACAAGAGCAACAGCAACAGGTTTTCCTTAAAGTATATATGTATATGGGTATATACGTATAAATATGTCATATATGATGTGTACGGTCTATTGAATATTATTTCATCCATATTCTTGTTGCTTTTGTTGCTCAACTGTCGCAGGGCTTGAAATCTCAACAACCGAGACGAGCAACAGGCGAGCAACAACGAGCAACGAAAGCAACAGAAGCAACGAAAGCAACAGGCAGCGGACAGGAGTTGATTTATTCCCTTGTGCTAAAACCAGTACACTGGTATTTTTTGGTGCAACAAACTTTTCTCCTTCCGCTGCTCCTGCGATTTTTTCGCAAGCCGGGTTTTACAGGACATCGCGAACGAATCCTCTCTGTCTTCCGTAGTCTTTTCCGGTCCTGACCATCTGCCTCGGCGACCACCCCGGAGTATTCCTCAGGATCGTATTTATCTCTACGGATATCTGGTTCGTATAGGTCTTAGGATCACCTCCGAAAAGCTCACACCAGATCTCTAAGGCACAGACCTTCGTCCTCGGTATCGTATCCGCCTTTTTCGCCGGTCCGAAGTCATCCGACCAGTAGGCTCTCCTCTCTTCGATGGACCGGTTCTGCCAGTCTTCCGGGATCTCCTTTTCCAGGAAGTCCTGGACCATGCCTGTTTTGTCTGACACGATAGTGTGTTCTTCCTGTACTCTTTTGGCCTCAGCCTCGAGATCGGATGAAAGATACCACGGCTCCCCCGCCTTATAAAGATCCACAGCTTCGGCCCAGATCTGATCGATCACTTCATCCGTCAGAAGCTCGCACATCTTTCTCCCGGTGTTATCCACTTCTACCGGCCAGAATCTTCTTGCCCCGGTCCGGTCTCTCATGAATTCGGCATCATTCGTCGACCCGAAAAAAGCACATTGTCTGGGATGTTCCTGAGTCCTTCTGGCATAGGCCGCCCGGTAGGAATCAGATTGCTTGCTCATGAACTGCTTGAGCTGCTCGATCTCGGACTTTCTGGCTGCGGCCATTTCGCCCAGCTCAATGATCCACACTCCCTGGATCTGCTCGTACGCATCTTTTCCGGAAAGTGTATAGAGCGAATCGGAAAACCATTCTCTCCCCAGCTTCGCCAGGGTCGTGGATTTCCGGCAGCCCTGAGGCCCTACCAGGACGAGCATGTGATCGTGTTTGCATCCCGGCCGAAAGATCCTCGCGACGGCTCCTATGAGAGCGGCTTTCGTGACTCCTCTCGTATAGGCGGAATCCTCAGCCCCGAGATACTTGATGAACAGCTCTTCCGCTCTCTTTTCTCCGTCCCAGGAAAGACCGTTCAGATAGTCCCGGACCGGATGTCTGGAATTCTTCAGCATGGCCAGATCCACGGCATCCTTGATCTTGGCCACAGACACGATCTTGTACTCATGCTCCAGGAAAGATCTGAGACCTGCATCATCGGTGTCTGTCCAGACCGGGCTGATCCTTCTCCGGCTCTCGATCCACGGAAGATCCCCGGAGACGATCGGCCGCTCCCGGAATTCGTCGAAATAGAACGATCCGGAAAGCCTCGGATCATTGGCCAGGATGATGGCGATATTCTCGATCGTGGATGCGATCTCGCCTCTTCCCGTGATCTCCAGTTCCTTGAGCCATTCTGTGCTGATCTCGTCGTCATCCTCATCAAAGGCCTCTACCCTGTCAAGGGTGAGCTGGTAAGTCACGGCCTCGTCTTCCAGAGCTCTCTTCGTCATAGCTTCATAGGACGGCCGTTTGTTGATCGGAGTGTCCTCCTGGAGATCTTCATCCAGCTGACCGAAAAGGTGGAGCCGGACCAGATCGAAAGAGTTCACAAGCCGGTCACCTGCGGGGTCCGTCCCGTGATGGGAAAAAGCAAACTTTCCGTCCTCGTAAAGGACAAGCCCGGCGGATGTAGATCCTCCGGTGAAGGTATACCTTCCGGCTCCCGCCGGGGTGTATACTTCCGGAAGAAAAGTTTCGATCGCGGCCGGGATGTCATAGGTCTTACAAAAGGCCCCGATGACTCCGGGCTTTTCGAGCGGATCTCCCTGCTTTTTCGCCTGATGCCGGATCACCTCGCTCTGTCTTGAGCTTACCGGCCATTCTGTAGTATCGGTCCAGTCATGATACCTGGAAAGGACATCGTCCGGATCCAGGAAAGGTGCATCCGTATACTCGAAAACATAGTCGGCATTTACGGAGCAGCTGGCCCAGTACATCAGCCTCGACGGATCGTAGGTCGTATCGTCACAGTAATCGATCCCGATGTCGTGAGCGATCATCCTGGAGACGGCCCCGTATTCGTCCGGGCTCACATCTCTCGAGAGGGGGATCACCAGCCTCAGCCGGTTGGCCGTCGGAGTATGGCTATGAGTCGAATACATGGCCGCGGCGAAGTCGAAGACGGTCTCTACGATCGGCCAGATCTCGACTCCCGTCGGGATGGTGTCCAGATCCAATGTCACGACCGACCGGGCCGTGACATTTTCCTGCAGCCTCCGGCCTCCTTTCAGCGAGCCTCCTACGAAGCCGCCGACATCTTTGATGGCATCCCGTTTCGGCTTGGCCATTCTCTGATATTCGCTCATCGTTTCGGAGGTCCTGAGAGGTACCGAAAGCCGAGCGACCAGCTCAGACCAGAACAGCCGGGAGTTGATCCATTTCGTGCTCCTCCTGGATGCTCCGGTCGCGATGGTGATCTCTCTGTCATATTTCAGTTCTATATCCGGCAGTCCCATATCATTCCCCCGTCGATCCGAAGGCTCCTGAGCCTCTTTCACTTCCTAAGTCTTCTACGAAATCCGGAAGAGCGACTGGCTGGATCACGAGCTGAGCCACTCTTGTACCTCTTTCCAGCTTCGCCATCTCTCTGCCGTAGTTTGAGACCAAAACATGGATCTCCCCTCTATATCCGGCATCGATCGGCGAAAGGTCGACCAGAAGACCTTTATCAAAATTGCTCGATCTGGTATGGACCACTCCCATATACCCGTTGGGGATCTCTACTCCGAAACCGAGCGGGATCCTCTTCCTTTCTCCCTTCGGGATGTAGACGGTTTCCGGAAGATAGACATCCGCCCCGGCATCGTCATAATGGGCTCTTTTCGGCGGGATCAGGTCATCCCTGAATCGGATCAGTTTTACATGCATTTTCCAGCTCCTTTCTTTCTGCTTCGGGGTCCTCTACCGGACGGCCGCAGCAGAACTTTCCTTCCGGGCAAACTCCTTTCATGCAGCTCGGGCCTGAATCCCCGAACAGCTCGGGGGCGATCTCAGTCAGCTGCTCACGTATTTTCAGCATGATATACCGGACTTCCGGAGTATTTCTCCGGCAGATCCTCTGCCCGATCATATGCTTCCACTGGTAAGGGGTCGCAGAGATCATGAGAGCTGTCCGGAAACCCTGAGGCATCACGTATCCGGCCTGATCCGGACTGCAGCCCGAACCGATCAGATAGTCATAGATCTCGGAGGCTGTTTTATAATACTCCCGGAGGACCAGGATCTGCTCTGGGCTGAGGCCCGGCGGGATCACGTAGTTCTGACTGCCTGCATAATCGCTGTACTGTAATGACCCGGCCATGAACTTGACTTCATTCTGGTGTCTCGTAAGCTGAGCCAGAGCTCTTCTGGAAAGTCCGGTCACCATGATATTCACGACTCCGAATTTCTGGAGAGTGACATGAGGCAGGCCGCAGAGGTCTTCCACCAGATCCGCATTGATCGGCCGGTTGTAAAGCTCTGTGAAATCGTTCATGCCTCGGATCTTATGACCTCTCTGTGTGAGCCTGGCCGCCGCGAGCATTGCCCGCTCAGCATCCCTGACCCCGAGGGGGTTCAGGACGAGTATTTCTACTTTCTGCATTTTCTTCCTCCTGTATAAGTGCGGCTAAAAGTACCAGATAATTGATCGAGTCCGTGATCTTCTCTCCCCACTGATGCAGCGGGTATTTCTTTCCGGATCCGGACATATCTGCTACAGAGACCAGATGTTTGGAGAGCATTCCCATCAGAGCCGCCTTCGGATCGATTCCCTGAAGAGTCGCGGCCTTTTTGAAATGTTCCAGCCGGTCTTCATTGTCTTCGGCATACTCCCGGCCCTTCTCCATAAGGAGGTCCGCACAATAGGCGAACTGCATCTCCATAGTCTTTTTCAATTCTGTATTGTTCATTTGATTCCTTTCTACGGGGTCCACATTTCAATTCTGGGAGTTTTTTCCAGCAAGGGAGTATAAATACCCGCTTTTCCAGTTTTCGTCTCCCAGAATCGATTCTGGAGCCCCGTGTGATAGTTTAATCTTTTTTGTAGTAGTGGCATTGATAGGCATCGGCCGTAAGAGGCAGGCCTTCTGCCCATTCGATCGGCCATCCCATGATCTCCGCGATCTCGAGCGGTCCAAGCCACGAGTCCGGGACCTCGCAGATCACTTCGTCGTGAACATGGAAAACGATCTGGACTCCGGCCGCATCAAGCCGTCTCATCGATTCGGCAAGGCAGTCCCGGGCCGTGGCCTGAACGATGTTCTCCACGATCTTCGGACCGTAGGTCTCGATCCGGCCCCAGCCTCCGGCCTGGATCATTCCTTCATAGGTGATGTCGTCACCTATGATCCTGGGTCTCACATAAGACAGTTCCCGGCCGGACGGAAGTCTCAGCCGCAGGAGCGGTCCTTCTTTTCTGAGGGTCATTCCTTTGGCGATCTTTGTTGTCTGTCCGGTTTTGACGGTTTTCCGGAAAGCCTCATCTGTGGCCCACCAAAAACGGTTGATCTGCCGGTTCGCTCTCCTCCAGGAATCCACGAGCGGCTTCAGCTCTTCCTCTTCCAGGCCCATCTCCAGAGCTCCCATCGATTTGAGAGCCCCTACAGATCCGCCATACCCCAGAGCAAGCTCCGCGATCTTCCCTTTGGTCCTCATCGGATCACCTTTTTTCACGGACCCTGGAGGCAGATGGAACATCTGCTCCGCGGATGCTTCGTAGATCTTTCCGTGAGTGTTGAAGACTTCCAGTCTCCAGGACTCATCCGCCAGCCAGGCAAGGACCCTGGCTTCTATGGCCGAAAAGTCTGAGACGACGAACTTGCAGCCGGGCCTCGGGATGAAGGCTGTTCTGATCAGTTCGGACAGAGCTTGGGCCGGATCATACAGGATCTTGAAGGCCTCCTCCTGACCAGTCAGAACGAGCTCTCTCGCGGTCTCAAGATCCCGGTCGCTCATCTTGTTCTGTGGAAGGTTCTGCATCTGTACCAGACGGCCTGCCCATCTTCCGGTCCGGTTCGCTCCGTAGAACTGAGTCAGTCCGCGGATCCGGCCGTCCTCGCAGACACACCGGAGCATGGCATCATACTTGGCCGGAGAAGTCTTTCCGAGAGCCTGCCGGATGTCTAAAAACCTCAGGACCTCCGGATAGTCTTTCAGGCTTCGCCTCACATCCGGCATGACTTTCTTTTCCAGGCTCGTGATCTCCTGGCCGGTCTTCTCCCGGATCCATGCTTTGATCTGGGCAACGGATTTCGGATTGTCGAGTCCCGTCAGGAGCTTTGCTTCTTCTTCCAGTTCGGCTTTGATCCCCTGATCAAAAGCCCTCGCATTTTCCGCAAGTTTCCGGTCAAGCATTACTCCCATATCATTGATCCTCTGATCGATACACCAGAGACCGTGCTCCCTTGGATCTCTTCGGTATCCTGAGAGCACGTTCCGGATCGTTCTTTCGGTCTCTACGTCCTGGATATTATAGGCCTTATAGACCTCCCATTTTTCCGGAGCATGCTCCGGCAGATTCCGGGTCCGGCCGCCGTTCGCTTTTGTCGGCCGGCACGGCTTTGAGAAGTACCGGATCAGATCCCGGCCTTCTTTCATTTTCTGCTTGTCTTCCGGAAGGCCCAGAGCCTTTCCTACATCAGCCAGAGATCTTGGAAGTCCGAGCTCTGCAGCCATGATCATGGTATCCTGCCACTGTTCCGGCGGCATCGGTTTCCCGAGCCAGACAGAAAGGCAGGTCCTTTCAAAGGCCGCATTATAGGCGGACTTGACCACAGAAGCATCCTCCAGGAGTCCCAGAATCTCCTCTGGGATCTTTTCTCCGCTCGCCAGATCAATTAGCCTTACAGGGCCGTCATCGATCGCATATGAGAGAAGCAGGATCTCAAAAGACGGGTCTTCCGCATAGGGATAGACACCCGTTTTCAGGAGATCGGCTTCGCTATAGGTTTCGAGGTCAATACTTAAGATCGCCATGTCTCCTCCTGATCTGCATATTTCTGAACATGAGATGATAGTCGATGCTGTCCGGTTCACTGAGGCCGTGGCTCTCGTTTCCCAGATCATCCCGTTCGATCGAGGCCATGCAGTCACGGCAATTTTTATCGCACGGAAGCAGCCTCTTTCTTCTGGCCATCGGCCTGTCGCATCTTCTGCTTACGATCATGATTTTCCTCCTTATCCCAGAAGGTCGTCATCGAAGTCATCGTCCCAGTCTGCATCCGTTACGATGCCGCCTGCGAGCGGTTCTCCGTCTTCCAGTTTCATAAGGCCGTTCAGGCCGGCGGTCACACCGATCTTTCCGGCTGTATCGTAGACGAAGAAGTTGATCACAGCCCTGCCGTAACATCCGGAATAAAGCTCCGTAGGTTCAGTCATCGGGGTCTTATCCGCATAGACCACGACCGGCCTGTTTTTAGAGGAGACGGCAATGACCATGCAGCCCTTGCATTCCGGACCGTATTCGTCGCCGTTATCCTTGAGGCCGTCGCCGTCATGGAGTGTCAGAGGCATATTGGCCGGAAGCTTCTTTCCGGGCTTCTTCTGCTTATAGACTTCCTTGGCTGCTTCGATCGCTGCGGCGATCTTATCGAGAGTCCTCTTGTCCTGCTTCGGGATCAGGAGGGTGACGGAGTATTTTTCCGTCTGGCCGTCCGGCATGAGCTTCGGCTCAAAAGCAGCCACATAACTGAAACGTACCTTACCTGTTGTGATCTGAGTTTTTCCCATTTTCTCTTCTCCTTTACTCTTCATCAAAGGCATTAGCTATCTCTTCATCTCTTACCCATTCAGGGCGGCTGTCCGTCATCGGGGCGAGGGTCGGTTTTCCTTTCGGTTTTTCGATCAGATCGCCCAGGAGCTCAGCCAGTTTTTTCTTGCCGACGAGCTTCTCCATTTTGGTGATACCGATCAGCTTCTTTTCGAATACATCCGCGGCCTTATATCTCTTGGCCTTAAGTACGGCCCAGACGGCATCTTCATCGGTATATTTTCGGGTGGATCTTCCTTCTACAAGTTTCCAGTCCGGAAGCTTTTCTCCTCTCATGAGAGCTTCATATACGGAGTCTTCGATACTCAGCAGCCAGGTCTTCATCCCGGCGGCTTTTTTCAGGAGCTCCGCCGTCTCTTCCAGGGTGAGGAGACCCTCATTTTCTCCCTCTTCGAAAAGGCTCACATAATAGTCAGCTCTGGCCCGGCATTCGCCGGCAGCTTTACAGAACCGACAGGCTGATTCCGCAGGGCAGAAAACTCCCTTTCCGGAATAAGCTTCTGCAGCCTTCTGTCTGAGCTCTGTCTGTCCCCATTCCAGAAGACCCGGCAGACTTGTGATCCAGGAGGATATCCCCCCAAGTCTCGGCTGAATGATAGTCATCTCAGCATGCTCGAATTCATAGAGGCTCTTTACGGTCTCATAGGCTCCCAGAGCATAGATCATCATCTGCTTATTTTGGCGAGGGTCAACCTTGACCCCTTTGCCGTATTTGAAGTCTATGACATGGAGCTCGCCGCAGGCAGCGATGATACAGTCCGCGGTCCCGAAACCTTCCGGAATGTACTCGGTCAGATCCAGCCGGACCTCAAGGAAAACAGCCGGATCTTTTCCGTCTTTTTTCATCCTCAGGAATGACTCCTTGATATAGTTTGCATAGTAGTCTGCGGCCTCCTGCATCTCTGTCGTATAAAAGTCATTCTTCTTGATCGCATCGACCCTGAGATCGTGCTCCTCCTTTGAACAGAGAGACAGAGAGTATTTAGCCTCGATCTCGCAGAGCTCATGAGCCAGAGTCCCCTCTTCAGCATATTCAGACGGTCTGTCCGGAAACCCGGCTTCCAGCTGAGGGGCTGCCGTACAAGTCAGCCATCTCTCTGCGGCGGACGGGGAAAGTCTTGCATGCTCTGTCATTAGATCGCCCCCCTTAATCTGGCGGCCAGATCAGCGAAGTTTTTCTCATCGACCTGACTCAGTTTCTGTGCCCCGAAGTCTGCTAAGATCGCTTTCAGATCTTTCGACTTTCCGGCTTTGGTAAGCTCCAGCCCTAAAGCTCTCAGATCTGACAAGGTGACCGCAGGATCTGCCGGTTTTTCCGGATTCTTGTCTTCCGGTTCCGGATCAGGTTTATGTCTGGCCGGTTCCGGCTCCGGGTCAGGTTTATGTCCGGCGGGAGCTTTAGGCTCATTCACATAAGACGGAGCATGCAGACGATCCTCCAGGTATTCTGCGACTCTCATCATCTCTTTCGGGGTCAGCTCCAAAACAACTTTTATTTTTTCCATAGTCTTCCTCCTTGTAATATTTTCTTGCTATATCCAACAGGCTTTTTACGGCCCTGCTTTCGTGGATCATCATTTCCCTTTGGGTCATATTCGACTCCTGTCTATTCCTGTATCATTTCTGACTTTTCGGAAGTAAAAAAAATCTTCTTTATTTCCTCTGGACTGAAGCCCATCTCAGAGAGCTTCTTAAGCTCCGGCACTATCCAGTCAGAGAGGCCGTACCTTCTTCGGTAGCACACTGCCTGGCTCCATCCCATTTCATCCGCGAGGATCTGAGGGTGGATGCCTTTGACCTCGAGCAGATATCTCAGATATGCACTGTCCATCTTTCCTCCTTTCTATCTTCCGATCAGCTTGATCTCCTCGGTGATACACTCGGCGAACATCTCCATCAGAGAAGCATACCGGACCTGAAATGCAGCGGGATATCCGCTCATGTTTATTCGATCGAGCATAGCTCCGATCTTCTCCTGACTTTCGAGCAGGACCTGAAGTCTTTCGCCCTGTCCTGCACGATCCATTTTGACCGGCCTTACCGGTACTCCTGGCGATCTCGCCTCCATTGTAGTTTTGACATCGATCATTCATTTTCTCCTTTCTAGTATGTCCCCGTTATGGCGGAACAAATCGCGGTTATGATCAGCAGGAAGATCAACGGACTTCCTGAGATAAGGATATCGAGCGGTGATCCTTCTCGGATCCTGTACTTTTTCATTTTTTCCACCTCTTTTTCTTCCTAAGTATCTGCAGGGTCTTTTCAGTCACACGGTCGAGCTCGGTCTCATTGAGATCCAGGTGTGCCTGCTTGACTTCCTCTTTCAGAGCCAGGACCGCACAGGCCGTGACCTCTCTTATGATCTCTTCGGCCGCCTCATCCTTGACTTTGGTCCGGATGTATTGCGGATGACCCCGAGTCAAAAGCTTCGCATACTCGGTGTCGAAATACTTATGAAGGGTCATCATTGAAGCGACTTTGTGCTCCATGATCTCGGCCTTTCCTGCAAGGGCCGCCAGGATCATATCCTGATAGGCCTCTTTATATTCTCCGCAGACCTGCTTGACTACGGCGGCCATAAGTCTTTCGGCGGCCTCGTCATCGGGCTCAGCAGAATCACCGGATCCGGGCTTATAGTGCGGGCAGTCAAATACCCTGAAAGCTCCTGTTATTTCGTTCTTTTCGGCGGTCCAGCCCGTGACCGGTTCAAACCGCTCGGACCAGACACAGCCGGAGGTCTTGGTCGGGACCGCATTTTTACAGGTCCAGCACAGTGTCTGTGGTCTCATCGTCATGACTTTTCTCCTTTCTTCAGGTCATACAGATTCGGCCCGTTCGGACTCGTTTTTCTGAAGTGACATTCCCGATCTCGGAAGGTCACACGGCTCAGGATCGAACAGCCTCCGTCTTTCGATCTCATGCAGCACGGTTCTTTATACGGGCAGATGATCAGCCCGCTTGCTGTGATTCCCATTAGTCTTCCTCCTCTCGATCGAAACCGGCGGCCTTGAGTTGTCTTTCGACATCGCGGAAAGACAGGACCCCATCAGCTATATAGCCGGCATAGCGATCCAGTCTCACCTTCCAGGCCCGGCAGGTCTCGACATCAAAATTGAATTCGTCCATCAGGGCCACATAACAGAGCGGGATATAAAATCCGAGGGTCTCCTCTGTGGCCCGCTTTACCGTCTTCTTACGGCCGATATCACGGCCTTTTCTCTTTATTCTCTTCATAGCTTTATCCTCATGCCTTGCTCTGGGGCTCCAGAATCCATTCTGGGGAGCTTTTATGGCTCGGGCAGGTATTTATACTCCTTCGCTGGAAAAATCTCCCACAAGCGAGATGTGGACCCCGAAACAACATCTTACAGATCTGAGGGCCTGAAATCTCTGGCCTTCAGAGGTTCAGCTCCCATATAACCGTAATTCCACATACAAGCATCAGGTCCGTCATACTCTTCGATCCACCAGTCTTCTTCCCTCAGAGCCTGTCTGAGATAATTCTGGATCTTTGATGTGGTCACTGAATACTTGGCCACATTGAGACGGGCGACTCCGGACTCACGATCCAAGGAACAGAGCTCCGTTCCGTAGTTATAAAACACCTGATCGGTATAGCCGCAATGACCTGCGGCCCCATACCTTTTTTCGCCGCGGATATACTCGCGGATCAGATCAACCTGTCTCATCTTTCTTCTCCTCTCTTCTCAGCTTCGCGGGCCAGATTATTGTCGATGATATCGTCCAGCCATCTTGCTCCGACGGTGAGCCTTGTATGGATCAGTTTTTTCCAGTCCGCGAGATCGTTCAGATCCACTGAGACGATGTTCAGATCGTCTGGGTATCTGTTCGATCCCGTAAGGTCATAGATGTCATTCATGACCTGACCGCGGATCCTGTAGACCCTCCTGACTTCGAGTGTCGTCTGAGCCTCGATCCAGTCAAGATATGTACTGAAGCCGCTCCTGGCCAGACCTTCGATCGTGAGGGCAGATCCGAGGGCCTCGATCTGTTCTCTCGTACGGACTTCTACTACCTGTAATTTTTTCATCTCTTTTCTCCTTTCACTTATCTCTTACGGGCTTGTGACCGTCGCCTTATCGGCGGCCGCATTACTGAGAGCCGAAGCTCTCATCACTCTGCGTACTTATCTCATCTATTCAGTTTTCAAGAAGCTTTCCAAGATGGCACGGTAGGCACCTTCTTCGAAGGCAAAAGCCATAAAGTTGACGGCGGAATCAAAGTCCTCTCTTGACGGAAGTTTCGGGTCGTTATCCACAAATTCGACCGTGATCTTGAGATCTGTCAGAAACTCGGCAACATTTGCAGCCTCTTCAAGGTTCTCAATGAATGCTCTTGTGTCCTCAACATCGACCGTTCCGATCGCTGACCAGTTGACTCCGAACCTCATAGGCTCCATGCCATCCATGCCATAAGTGGAAAGGCTGAAGATCTCAAAATCTTTTTTCCAGCTCCATTTTCTAATGGCTGTCATCATTGCATCATATCTGTAGTCTGTTGTTTTCATCTCTTTTCTCCTTTCACTTATCTCTTACGGGCTTGTGACCGTCACCTTATCGGTGGCTGCATTACCTGAGGGGTTTCCCCCTCAGCCACTCTGCATTATTTCCTCAAGTTAGGTATATCGAACTGCTCAAATATATACCTGTAAAACAGGGCTTTACACTCATCCATAACTCCCTCAGATCTAGGATCAAGCCCTGCGGCGATCATACCGCGGACGACCTCGGACATAGTTCCGTAGGCGAAGCATCTTGCCTCTTCGACCTGTTCGGAGGTGACCTGATCCATGGTCTCTTTTCCGAAAAACTCCTCACCGTATCCTCTGAAAATACGATCGATATAAGCTTCATTTCTCTTCATCTCTGTTCTCCTTTCACTTATCTCTTGCGGGCTTGTGACCGTCGCCTTGTCGGCGGCTGCATTACCTGAGGGATTTCCCCTCAGTCACTCTGCATTAGTACATCGCTTCTGTGATCCAATGATCGAGGTACTCATCAAGATGCCTTCCGACGTTCATATAATTGCTGAAATCGTTGGCATCAGATACGGCCATTTCTATACCTGTTCTGAAACCACCGCGGATCCTGCACTGAGATCTTTCGGTCTCGCAGGTCAGGCACCATACACCGTCGTATTCAACGGCATATTCCTTTGCCTCATCGACAAGGCTTAGGATCGTTGCGTACTGCATATGAGGGAAAAACCCGCGGAAGTTTTCCGTCATCTCGATAACATTTTCCTCCTTCGCTCCGTCGTCGTATATGATCTGTAATGTAAGTTTCATCTCTGATCTCCTTTCTCTTATCTCTTACGGGCTTGTGACCGTCGCCTTATCGGCGGCTGCATTACCTGAGGGGTTTCCCCTCAGTCACTCTGCATTATTTCCTCTTGATTAGTATTCCCGTTTATCAACGATCTCTACGAACACGAGATCTTTTACATTGAGGGAGGCGACAAGATTCGCCATCCTGCGGATCTCGTCTGCTATCCACAGAAGCTCATCACAATTCGTGTCCCCACCCATTCTGCTAACGGATGCCCTGACCGTCACCGTGTTGATATACTGCACAAAATCCTTCTCAATGTTGTAATCTGTTTTCGCCTCTATAAAGAAGTTCAGGTTTTCAGCTATGACCTCGGTCATTCCAGACCAGAACCGCTCGTCTGTTCTTGTCTTAAACCCATACTTTTCGGCCTCTTCTCTGATGATCTCGTTCACACGTTCCTTCGTGTAGAATCCTCTCATAGCTTCTTCTCTTGTCATCTCTTTTCTCCTTTCACAAATCGCTGTGTCATATTTAACTTGAGATTATATTACCGTGTCACTTTTGACTTGTAAACCCTTTTTAACTCTTTTTTGAAATTTTTTTCCGTCATGTGCTATAATGTGTTAAAAATGATTTTTCTTTTAGGAGGTGAACATGATGAAGCTGACGACAGGAGATAGGATAAAGATCCGGCGACAGGCTCTCGGTTACTCAGCCCGAGAACTGGCAGAAAAGATCGGGGCCTCAGCCTCAAATCTGACGAAGTGGGAAAGAGGAGATGTCAAGACGATCAAGGCCCCTATGCTTGCCGAGATCGCCAGGGCCCTGGGGGTGAGTCCTTTGTGGCTGATGGGTCTCGAAGAAGATGATCAGGCCCTGCCCGGAATCGAACCTCTTCCGAAGTCCAAACCCGTGCCGATCTTAGGGACGATCGCCTGCGGTGATCCTGTCCCGGCGGATCAGGTATATGAGGACGAAGTCAATGGTCCTATAGATGCCGATTTCGCTTTGAGAGTCAGAGGGGATTCTATGATCAATGCGAGGATCTATCCGGGGGATCTGGTTTTCATCAGACGGCAGCCTGATGTGGATAACGGAGAGATCGCCGCGGTCCTTATCGAGAGTGAAGCTACACTGAAGAGGGTCTTCAAATATCCGGGCCGGGTAGAGCTCAGACCTGAAAATCCGCTCTATGATGTGATCCGGTATGAAGGCGATGAGCTTGCCGATCTCCAGATCTTAGGAAAAGCTCTTTCTGTTTTCGGGGAAGTAAAGTAGCAACAGAAGCAACGAAGCAACGAGCAACGGGCTCCCTTTAAAAGTATATGTATATATGACCTGTGACATATATGCCGTATTGTCTATTTATAATTATTTTGGATATACTTTGTTGCTGTTGCTTTTGCTGCAGTCGTTGCTCTTTTAGGAGGACAAAATGAAAGCCGCGATATATTCTCGTTATTCAGCCGGACCCAATCAGACGGACATCTCGATCGAGGGCCAGCAGGCAGCCTGTAAAAAATACATAAAAGAAAAAGGGTACTCTCTGGCCGGATCCTATGCAGACAGGCATATCACCGGAAAGACAGATAAAAGACCGGCCTTTCAGGAGATGATCTCTGATGCCGAAGCCGGAAAGTTTGAAGTGCTCGTGGTCTATACCTTGGACCGATTCTCGAGAGGTGAGTCGGATATAGCCTACTACAAGCATGTCTTGGGAAAGGCCGGAGTCAAGATCGAATCCGCGACCGAACGGATCCCGGACGGCCCGGAAGGGATCCTTCTGGAAAAGATGCTGGAGGGCCTGGCCGTTTACTATTCTCTTGAGCTTTCCAGGAAGATCAAGAGAGGAATGAAAACCAGAGCAGAAAAAGGGGCCGCAGTCGGAGGTCCCGTCCCGTTCGGGTACCGTCTGAAAGACCGGGCCTATGAAGTCAAAGAGGATGAGGCCGAAGCCATAGAGAAGTGTTTCCGAAAGATCGCAGAAGGCGAAAGCATGGCAGACTGTGCCAGGTACCTTAATGCTCACGGTTTCCGGACGAACCGGGGCGGATCTTTCCGGTCCGGATCCGTAAGAGGTCTTTTGACAAACCGGAAGTACATAGGGATCTGGTCCTATGACGGAATCGAGATCCAGAACGGAGTCCCGGCCATCGTAGACCCGGATCTTTTTCAAATGGTTCAGGATAAGATCAAAGACAATAAAAAGCATCGTCCGAGAGGGGATTTCGCTCTAACAGGAAAACTGATCTGCGGAGGATGCGGGTCATATATGCGAGGGACAAGCGGGACGAGCAAAACAGGCAAGATCCATTATTATTACCGGTGTCCGGGCAAGGACCGCAAGAACATACCTAGAGATTGGCTGGAGCATCTGATCGCGGAGCACGTCCGTGGGGTCCTCACGGCTCCACAGGAGCTTGCAAGCCTCATCGACAAGATATTTACCCTACAACAGGAAGAAAATACCTCTGAGGGAGAATCTGAGCTCCTGAAGAAAAAGCTGGCCTCAATAGACCAGAAAACAGACAGGGCTGTGGATTGGATCCTGCAGAACGGACCGGATTTTCCGGGATCGGACCGGATCAGAAAAAGACTTGAAGATCTGGAAGAAGAGCGGAAGTCTGTTGAAGCCCAGCTTCAGGCCGTAGGTAAGGTCAGACTTCTCACGAAGACCGAGATCGAAACGGCTCTCAGATCTGAGCTCATCGGAAAACTGACGGATCAGGAAGTTATCCGGGATCTGGTTTATAGGGTCACACTTTACCCGGACCGGATCTTTCTCGAGCTGCCGCTGACGGACAGGCCCGGAGTCCTGAAATCAAAAGAGGTGCCTGTGTTCGACCAGACACCTCTATGGTGGAGCATAGGGGGATCAGATCGAACTTCCGGAGTCCAGATCTTAAAGGGCCGGGTCGTTCTTGGATTTTTACTGCAATAAAAAAACGGCCGGGATCCCGAAAAGTCGGGGTCCCGGCTAGGGAAGAAAGTTATGGACTCAACCCTCTGGATCAGCCAATCTTTCCTGGATCTGATCTCGGGTCTTTTTCATCTGTTCAATGTTGTTGCTGTCGATCATATGGTTGAGGATCGAGACCTGACTCACCATATTGAGCCTGAGATTTTTCTCTATCGTTTCTATGTTGGTTTCGATCTTCTGCAGGGTCTTATAATCTTTCTTGGTGTGAGCTTCCAGATCCTCAACTTTTTTCTTGATTCTGAGGCCAGGGGCGATCCAGCCGTAAATGACTCCCCCGGCATTTCCCAGAAGTACGATTCCGCCTAAAGCGGCCATAATCAACTCCCAGTCCATATTATGCATTCTCCTCATAAAAAGCTTGTGATAATTTGATCGGTGTGACCCCTGGGATATAGAGTACCCATGCCCCTTTGGAGTTTTTCTTCCACCCGTTGCCGCCTAAAGGCTTTTTCGTCTTAGCGAATCCGCATGACACATGCAAATGGTTTCCGGTTGCATTTCCATTTTTACCTTCCCGGAAACACTTTACACCCTGCTTATATACATGCCCGACCTTGGCCATTTCTTGGTTATCGGCATGCTCGACCATGATGTAGAGATATCCGTCTCCATATGGAGTATCGACCTTCTCTTTAGACCTGAGCCAGATCGCATGGGAGGCTTGGGTATATCTTCGTAAAACGATCAGGTCACACGGAGCCCTGAACCAGTCACGGCCCGAATCTTTGCCGACCAGATCCACCGGAAAATCATGAGGTTTTCCTGAGCTGCAGGCTCTGTGTGCTTTGCTCCCTTTATAACCTGCACTGACCCTGTGGTTTTTCATCGGGAAAAGGGCTTTTTGAAGCTTCTTTTTATTCTTCTTTTTTGCCATGATAAACCTCCTACTGCGGCAGTTCTTCATCATCTTCCGGGTCTTCGTATTCTTCGTCGTCTTCCGGATCGTCTTCTTCATCCAGGTCGTCTTCTTCGTCCAGGTCGTCTTCTTCGTCTGGGTCATCGTCGTCTGGATCATCATCGTCTTTCAGGACTTCCAGAAGCTCTTCAAGAGTTATCTCATCGCCGTCTTTATATTCTGCCAAACTACCGTCGTCGCAGCTCGGTACCGCATAGTCCATCGCTCTTGCTGAATCTCCGAAGCCGCGAGTAGTTGGGTCTATGACGACTCCTACACCCATGAGAAGGGTGATCACGATACCCACCCAGTTTACGACCACTTCCTCAGAAACCGGCGGAACGATTCCAATAACACCGAGTATCTGATATACGAGAGCTATGATCGTACCTGTTATAGCTGTCAGAGTTGTCTTATTTCTGATTCTAAGTTTCCAATTGAGCATAGTATTCCCTCCTAAAGTACATCACTAAAGGCAACATACCATGATGCCTTTTTCTTTCTGATCTTGACACCCCCGCCAACATTTCCGTCAACGGTATAGACCCAGCCGTTTTTATACTTGATAAAGATCGAAGCATGCCCAGGGCTCTTCTTCTTTGTTGACCCGACTTTTTTGAATGCCACATTTCCTTTCTTGGCTTTTTTCGGATCTTTTACGATCTTTCCTCTCTTCTTCAAAGCCTTATATAAATGCTTGACATTTGAGGCTTTTTTGCCGAGAGCCTTAACAGGAAGCCGAGCAAGATATCCGCAGAAGTCGAAGATACAGAGGACGAAGATCGTGCACCAACCCATAGGATAATACCCGTTCTTCTTGATCCCAAATTTTCCGGCAAAATGCTTGGTAAAAAAGTTGTTGTGGGCCTTATACTTTTTCCCGACATATTTCTTTGCCTTTTTTACGATCTTCTGGCCTTTTGTCAGCTTCTTCTTTTTCTTCTTTTTTGCCATTTATTTATCACCTCCTAAGCTGTTCGGTGCCAGCGGTTTACGATGATGTACGGCTGCATATTGTTGTGAGCACTTGTTGCATTTTTTGCTGCTGCCTCTTGGTTCGATGCTGTAGCATTCGATGTGTAAATTGTTGCTGTCGCAGAAGAATGCGAGCCAACTCCTGATCGGCCACCTGCGGCACAGTAATCACTGCCGCCCTTTACAGCCGTACCGGTTACCGATCCTGAATGTAATCCTGAATGAGAGTGTGCATTCTGTGTATGATTATGTCTCGGCATACCTGATTCCGCAGCGGTCAGGAGGTGAGATTCTTCGCCTCCGTCCGAAGCACCTGACAGAGCTCCGGCCACGGTGTAATTACTGCCAGCCGAAACGTGGACTTGTCCTTCAAGTTCAAGCTCCCAAGTTCCGCCCCATTGGGTGTTTGGATCGAAGCTCGTGTCCGAAGTCTCATAATAAGATCCCACCGGGTGGAAGAAATCCACTAAAGCAAGTGCAGCCTCTGAATCATTTGGCCTTTTCCAAAAGGTCGGCATTCCGAAATATAGGCCTTCTCTTCTGGCTGGTTGTCCGAATGCTACTCCATGCCCCCCGGCAAGAAAATCCAGGGTAAAAAATGCAGTCGAAAGGATCTGTATTATTGTTTGGGCTGTACCTCCCATACTATCCATAGGAGTTACACTGATCGAGTACGACTCATTCGGTGAAAAAGGGCCCCCCGTTGCTGCGATTATTGCATAAAGATGAGTAGGGCTTTCGGGATTGTAGTCGGTCCAATCAACCGGGTTGCTTACCCCGACATCCGGGCTCCATGTTTTGTACCAAGTTGCCGCCGAAGCTATCACAGATCCGCTTTCATCGGCCACGGATACTACAGGCCTTGTTAGTTTTGCGATAGCATCCGTATAGGATATACGAGCAGTTGCTAAAGCATATTCACCCTCATCGGCCGGGACTCCTACACCGTCAGTCCTCTGTACTGAAAAGCTGATACTCGGGGCGGTATATGAGTTAACGGTGATCTGAGGCAGGGTGATATTGGTTTCCTGTCCTCTGGAATCGATCACTGTTAGGATCGGTGAATATGTTCCCGCCGCCGAAGGTATGAGAGATAGAGTCTGATCTGCTACAGAAGGCTCAGCATAAGCTTTTGTTACAGAGTCATTTCCGATCGTAAGTTTTATCGCTGAAATGTCTCCCCCGTACTGAGCTGCTGCAGAATTTACAGGCACACTATATGCCCCTAATCCCGCATACTGCGGAGCTTCATAAGTTGGTGTGCCAACATCAACGATAGGCGGAGCATTTAATATTATGCTAAGTGCTGGAGAAAATATATTAAAAGCGGAAGTATAGTTAATCATATTTTCCATTGAATCAACCGCTTTTCGAGACCAGCCCCAAAAGCCCTGGGCTTGATACTGAAGTGATACACTCCTTGAGGTCTTATTAGAGCTGTTGAAATACGTGCTCGTGTTCTGTGTCGGTATGTTCTCAGACCCTTTAGCCCAACGTGGGAGTGTTTTTGAGGCTCCAGATGCCCAAGATGCCATTTCAAACCAGTATTCTTGGCTGTAATTCAACTTAGTTCCGTTTATATAGACATAGTATTCAAGAGAAGCCTCAGCTTGGGTCTTGCCTGAATACGTGTATTTTGCAACAGGTGCTATTAGAGGCACCGTAAATGTACTTCCGGTAACGGTCACATTATTTCCAGTAAGTGTAACAGCCCAGATAGACCTATATGATGAGAACGAATTCTCAGTAAAAGTTTTGGTTACTGTTGCCATTTTTCCCCCTTTATCCTAACCATTTCAGATACAAGTTGTTCATCCCATCGACTTCATGCACTTTCCAAGACCATTGGCCGAGACCGCCCTGTGAAACGGGGGTCCCGAGGTCCATACGTTCAAGAACAACCGACTGTGTGATATAGAGCTGGTTGTTGCTGACATATGCGACTTTTAATTGTCCTTGATAAAAGCCGAGCTCTGTAGGATTCAGCTCGATATGGAAGCCGTTAGGATCTCCTATTTTTGCTGTGGTCCCGTACTCTGCGATCGGGTTTCCGTTAGGCCCGAAAATCGTAACACCGCCAGACGACAGAAGAAGCTTGGATGCAATTCCGTCGGCCTGAACATAGAGGCCCGCATCTGTAAGAGAAAGATGGGATGCCACATAACTGGAGACCGCTTCATCGACTCCGGATAATTCATACCAGCCCTGTGCATTTGGATCACCCGTCGGATTGGTTACGACTTGATATTCAGAACCGTTTTGGATGAAATAAAATTTCCCCTCGACGACTTCAGTGTCACTGGTTTGGGTATATGTCCCGTGTTGTGAGATCCAGCTCAAAGTCCCGAGAACATCCTCCACGACTCCGAGCTGCATCAGAGCCGCATTCGCACTTCCTGCCGCGGCCATGGCCTGACTCTCAGCCTGATCCGCAGAAGTCTGGGCCGACTGGGCCGCCTGGGCCGAAGCCGTGGCCTGATCTGCCGCCTGGCTTGCGGAATTCTGGGCCGCTTGAGCCGCCTGAGCTGAAGCTGTTGCCTGACTGGCTGCCTGACCAGCAGAATTCTGGGCCGCTTGAGCCGATGCCGCAGCCTGGCCTGCCGAATTCTGAGCCGCCTGGCTGGCGGTCGCCGCCTGGCTGGCTGAAGCCTGAGCGGACTGAGCTGCCTGAGCTGAAGCCGTTGCCTGTTCTACAGCCTCAGCCGCATCCTCTGAAGCCTGCTCCGCGAGAGCTTCTGCATCCTCAACTCTCTGCATGATCGGGCCCTTCACTGCAGGCTGGGTTATACTCTCCCCTACTGCCCAGATCTGAGAAGAAAATCCACCGTCAAAAGTATGGGTTATCTGATGACACGGCACATTGAAAACGTCCCCGTCCAGATCCGTTACGGCAAGGCAGTCCCAAGGCTCGAGTCTCGGGTCTCCCAGACTGACCGGGACCTCACCCGACCGGAATGTATAACCTATGAGATTTGTTGCAAACTGATCGAATAATGATTGGGTCATATATCGATTCAGATAATACTGTCTGATCGGATCTCCTCGTGAAAAGGTCCCTGAAGGTCCGGCCACTTCGATGCCGGTCATGACGAAGTCATCATCCGCAAGTTGCGGCGGCATCAAGACCCGATTCGGTGTGACAGAAAACTTGCTTTCCGGGATCTGAAATTTATGGATCTCTATCCCGCCGGAAGCATTTTCCGTGGCATACCCGCCGACCACACTCGCAACGACTTCCAAAGCTTCTCTGCAGGTCAGACCCAGGAGCGATTCTGAGATCACACCGGAGGTCGTGATTCCGTCCTTGAATGCTACAGATATTCCTGAGGTTGAGCTGATCGCGGATGCTATATTTGCGAGTGTCTGATTTGTGATAGTGGGGAGCTCGGCCGTCAGCTTAGTGGCGATATAGCCGAGCCCCGTAAGGGAAGTTTGTTTAGTATCGGATCTTGCCTGTGTGATCGTAAATTCTCCGATCGTTATGTAGGAATACGAACCGGCAGCGGTCAGCACTCCTATCTGGAGACTTATATCCTGATTTTCCAGGTTTGTTGACAGGAGATCCGTAACTATGCTTATTTGAGAAGAATAAAGAGCCCCGGCGGTGAATACCTCATCGCCGAAAGCTCCCTTTGTTACTGTTAGATTTCGGATAGTTCCTTCGACCTCTGTGGACCCCTGAAAGATCCGGGCCCGGAAGGTTCTTCCGTTGCCTTGTACGGCCGTTATGAAGGCCGCAGGTGCTGTGATCATTTTGGCCTCCTTATTGCTCTATGAACTGGATCGTTATATCCTGGTATCTCGGATAGGCCGGGCTCAATGAATACAGGAGCCTCGGCATGTTTCCGATGTACACGGTTTTCGTCACGGTTTGAAGGGCTCCGGATGATACCCCGGCCTCAATGTCAGAGTATCGAATCTGGAAGAAGTTTCTGGTCTTGTCTCCTACCCCGATCGCATCTCTTAAGGCTTTAGCCTCGGCATATGAGAGAGGAGGCCAGCCTACCTCGATCGTGGTCTTCCAGGCGATGATGTCACCGATCATCGTCCCGTCTGAACCTCTTCCGGTATTAGCTGCCCATACAGGCTCGTCTGTCACTACAAGACCGCCAAGTTTGGGCTCTTTTACGGTCACCCAGTTGCCGGCTTTATTTTTGATCTGAAACATGTGCTTTTATCCTCCTTAAACCGGGAAGACCGGCTGCCCGGTCGCCCTTGTGAATTCCAGGCCCTGCTGTCTCATCACACGGAAGAATTTCGCCGCATCTCCCTGCAGATATACGGCTACCTCTCCAGTAGATCTCGGCATATTTCTGAGAGCACTTGCCACGGCCTTTTCGACACCGGCCGAGACCGAAGCCACGATCTGGTCATTGTTCATGACTGCTGTATGGCCACCCAATGTACCTACGAGTTCAGGCCCGGCTTCTCTTGCCATAAACAGCTGGCCGGTCCCGGGTTCGCCGCCTGCAGCATAGCCCTGGATCGGACTCCATCTGCCTCTGGCATATATGCCGCCGTCGGCCTTCTTTTTCTTTGAAGCTGCGACCTTCTTGATGGCTGCGGTCATTCCTGTCAGAACATTGCTAAAGCCTTTCTGTTTTTTCCAGTTTTTGAAGCCGGCCGTCAGGCCTCCGATAGTGTACGAGAAGCCTTTCTGACGATACCAGGTTTTGAAAGCGGCCGTCATACTTCCGATCGTGGATCCGAAGCCATGACCTTTAGCCCAATCTTTGAAGCTCGCGACCATGCTCCCGATCGTAGATCCGAAGCCGGATCCTTTGACCCAGTCCTTGAAACTGGAAACCATGTTGCCGATCGTAGAACTGAAGCCAGATCCTTTGACCCAATCCTTGAAGCTTGCGACCATATCGATCGTTTTAGATCCGAGCTCCTTTATGTTCGGAATCACGTCTATTGTGACATCGCCCGCTTTTCCTAAAATAGCTGAGCCCAGATCGCCTACTTCTTCCTGGATCCTGTCTGGGATCCCCTTGATCTTTTCGATCAGTTTGTCAGGAAGATCTGTAAACCAGTCCAGAAGGTTTCCAAGCTTGCTCTTGAGTCCTTCTAAAAGTCCGGTGATGATATATTCACCCATCGGCTTCATCTTCTTGGCCGGTGAGCTGATACCGAAGGCCTTTTTGAAGCCCTTGAGGAAAGGTTTGAAGATGTTGTCCTTTATGAACTTTCCTATACCTTTGATCGCTTTTCCGATACCTAAGAAGAAGCCTTTTACTACATTGCCGCCGGCATCTCTGATGCTCTTTGAGAAGTACCTTTTCAGCTTCTTTCCGGCAGTTTCTACGGCCCCGGTGAGCAAACTGAGGATCGCCCCTGCGACATTACCGGTGAGTCGTGCCCCGGACCGGAAAAGTCCGGCAAAATCGATGCCCGAAATAAACTGGACGATCGCCTTTCCGATCTGCCTCCAGTTCATGGTTTCCAGGAAGGTCGATATCATACCGAGGGCCGTCTCAATGCCCTTGGATATGGTCCTGGCTAGAAGCTTCCAGTCAAGCTTCCCGATGAAGCCGTTGAGGAAGGTCGCGATGCTTCGGGCTATCTTGTTGCATGTAGCCTGGATCTTGGCCCACGGAATAGCCTCCATCGCGGAGTTGATCTTCTCCGCCAGGATCTGGCCGATCTCCGTGAAATCTCCCTTTCTCCAGGCCTCTTTTACTTTGTCTGCGAAGGCCTTGATCCGGCTGTCAACGGGTACCGTTTCAAACATGGCCCCGCCGAGGCCTCCTCCGCCTCCGCCTCCGCCCGGTGACCCTGCTCCGGATCCGTCAGATCCTCGGTTGTCATCGAGCTTATTTATCTGGTCAAACCCGAGAAGGGTTCGCTTGTATTCTTTCGCTGCTTTGTTCGCTGCCTTTGTGGCCTTACCGGCCTTGCCTACGGATGAGGCATATCCGGACGTGGCTTTTCTGGCAACGACTACACTCTTCTGGCCGGTGATCGCCGCCGTAAAATGAGCCACCATCGTGGCCGCTCTCGCAAGAGCATTCACCAGTACGGTGAGGATCGGTAAGACCGAATTAAGGACCGGGGCGAATGCAGTCGCCAGTGAGTTTTTCAAGGTATCAAGTGCCGCCTTGAATTGGTTGATACTATTTGCCGTTCTGGCATCATAGAGTGTGAGATTTTCTAAGCCTTGTCGGAGCATTCGGATTGAGTATAATGCTATAGCCCCCGCTGCACCTACTCTTGCCAAGCCTTTGACTCCGGCACCCATCATCAGGCCTCTTTTTATCTTGTGGGCAGATTTCCCTATCCCGTCGAATCTGTTTTTTACCGTCTTCTGAATCGGGAGTAGCTCTTTCAGCTTTTGAAAGACCGATCCAAATCCGCGACCGATCCGCCCGAGCCAGCCTACGAGACTCTTGGCATCATTAACTCCGCCCTCTAAAAAGCCCTTGAGCTGAGCTCTTGCCGGGCCCGTTGCTGTTCCAATCGCCACTATGCGATCATAGATCTTTTTAAGGGCTCCTGAGATCGGTCCTTCCCAGTCCATTTTTCCGAAAAAACTCTGGCCTCCTGATAGCTGCTTGATCGCGGCATATGTTCGCTGAGCTTCCTTGATGTTAGATCTAGGCCCAGAGGCTTCATATGCTCCTCCAGAGGCCTCAAGTTCTGCCATCTGGGATTTATACCTAGCGAGCTCTTTTTCGGCCTCCTGGGTGGCTCTGGTGACCCCGTACCATTCTTCCTGCTGGGCTGCGGTGGCTCCGCCTTTTTCCATATCGGCGAGCCGGGCTCTCATGGTCGTCAGTTCTGCATTTGCCCGGGTGATCTCTTCCTCCAGATTATTGAAAGCCGCACCATGAGGAAGATCCGCGATCGCGATCTGATCGTCGATCAGCTTGTCAAGGTGTTTTTCAGCTCCGATGATATCCTTCTCGAGCTGTTTATACTCTGGTGTCGCCTTGTGACTTTTAGCGAGTTTTTCTCGCTCCTTATTCAGCTCTCTTACCCGGTTCTCCGCATCCTGGACCGCCTTCCCCAGTTCTCGATATTCCTGAGTAGGCTTCAGAAGTCCGGCCTCGATCTTCATCTCCCGGTTGAGCTTTTTGACTTCCTGGTAGACATGTTTCGCCTGAGTCTTGAAGTCCTTCGCCTTCAGGCTGATCACACCCTCCAGATTGTAAACCTGTTTTGGCATCTTTTGCCCTCCTTTGGTTCCATCGTTCTGCATATGCAGTAAGACTGGCCTTTTGTCGTTCTATCTGGGCCTTTTCTCTTAAAGCTTCGGCCTCTGATTTCATCTCTCCAAAGAGCTCAGGGAATTCATCCCACGGCTGGACGAGATCCTCCTCTTTCCTCTTCTTCGGATCATTGAAAGCATAGGCCACTCTGGACGAGATCGCATCTGCCGTAGCGAAGCCGATGAGGACCTGCCTTTTGAAGTCTGCCCGGTCTCTCCGGTCTGCCGCGGCCATTCTGTCCTGGATCTCCAGAACAGAGGACTCCCAGAAGTCATCCGGGAGGATCCCCTGCTCCAGTGCAATTGGATAGATGGCCGAAATGAATTCACTTAGAGATCCGTATCCACGGTCTCGAGTTCTTTCGTCAGAGCCGCCATCTGCGGTGCGGTGAAAAAACCCGCATCACCCATGAGCGGGTAGATCACATCTCTCAGAAGGTCCATCTGTGACTTTCCTTCCTCAAAGTACGTGTCCAGAAGCTCTCCGATCTTGTATGAAGTCAGGCCGTGCTGGTACTTCTGAGCAGCCGCCTGCAGCAAGGTCATAACTGTAGATAAGGCCGGAATTCCGTCCGCCATGATCGCATCAAGAAGGGGGGTCTTGAATTTGCTCTCAAGCTGAGTAATGACCGCCGCCGTGAGCTTCAGTTTATAGGCGGCTCCGCCTACTTCCCAGACGGTGTACGGTTTACGAAACGGGACCACCTTTTCCGGTGTTTCCTGTTCCGGTTCTGCCGCAGCAGTTTCCAGCATGTCATCGATACCGTTGACTACGATATCGGGCCTGTTTTCCATCATATCCATATCTTGCCTCCTTTATTCCTGTTTAGGCTGCAGGGTCTCCAACAGTAATGTCTGAATGGAGGGCCGTAGCCATTACAAATTCGATCGGGTCATTTACCCCGCCGCCGGACACTCTTGTGCTCGGTTCACCAATGAAGGTGAACGTAGTTCCGTCAGCCAGTCTGACCTGAAAATACTTCTTACCCGTAAGGCTTTTCGCCACCCTGTAAGATGCATTTGCTCCGGAGTTGTCGTATCTGAAAACAAATTCCATCGCTCCGGGATCTCCGATTCCGATTTCATTGTGCCTGATCGCATCAGACAGAGCCGTATTGTCCACGAGCTCAGGTTCTGCTCCCAGATCCGGGATCTCTTTGAGCCCCGGAATGTTAGTGTATGTAGTCGGCGGAGTCGTACCCGTAGAAGGGATATCCGCATAGCCGATCGTTGCACCATTAGCAAGCATATTTTTCTCCTTTCTGGTTACTGGTTTCCTTCCCAGTAGACCTGTTCCGTTTTAACATCGATTATTCCCTCGTACCGCATCTGTTTGTGCCTGTATCCGGCCGGGTCCGGGACATCCTGACAGACAGTCCTTACCAGACCCAAAGGGGCCAGAGCCTCATCCACAAGAAGGGCCATAGGGCTTGTGCTCCCGTTGTTCCAGATGTCGATCCGGTATCTGAGCTGAGCATACTGCTCTTCGTTGTCCGTTTTCTGGACCACGTTGTTGGCCTCTTCTGTGTACTGGACCGCCGGAAAATCCGCCGGATCTCTCGGGTACAGATCCGATACGTTTTCAAACTTTTCCGCCAGAGCGGAATACACCTGATCTTTTACGTTGATCATTAGTTTTTGAACACCTCCTCCATGCCTTTGGCGAGTATATCCGCAATGAGTTTTTTATTGTCTTCGAAAGCCGGATAAAGATAAGGGTGGGCGGGCTGCCCGGATACCCGGTAAAACCGGCCTTGATCCGTATCTCTGTACGGCCACCCATAAACACTTGCGGCTCTCGGATCGACCTGATTCTCATGGATCCACCACGGGGAAAGTGTGTAAACGATCCCTGCATCCGGGGCCGTACCTTGGTGGTTTTTTGCCCCGACCGGGCCGGTCCCGAATTCCACATATGAGGCATATTCTTTGTTCGTCCCGATATAGGCCTCAGCCCCGTCAAGAGTCGTCCGAACTGTAGAGCCCAGGCTGTTCCGGAGTTCTCCGCTCGAAAGACGAAAACCGGAACACATGAGCTTTGCGGCAGAGAGGACGATCTGCCCGGCCTGGGCTACATATTTTGGATCTCCGACATTTTGGAGGTCCGCGACTTTAGCCTGAAATGCTTTCCATCCGTCTGCCATCAGAATCGCCTCTCAATCTCCAGTTTTACTGGCTGGTACGGTGTGATCGACAGGATCAGGTAGTCTGGTTCTTCATCGGCATCAGCCAAAACACAGACCCCGTCTCCGGGCTTGACCGAAAAACCGGATGCGAAAAGCAGTTCCGGGACCTTGCCATTGAGGCTGATCTCGTACTGCCCGGGCATTCTCATATTAGAGATCCCGCTGATCCTGTCTCCGTATTCTTCGACCTGCCTTTTATCGGTCGCCGGCCAGATCTCGCATCTGACCGGATAAGCCTCTGAGAAAACATCAGACGGCACACCTTCTGAATCCTTGACGACAGATCTATTTCGGATAAAGCAGATCTTAAGTCTGGACCTTTTAAGTTGTCTCTGGTTGTGTCTCATGATATACACCCCCCGCACGAGCAAGGCGGTACCGATCGAGGATCGATATGATCCTTGCCGGAGCTGTCTCGAAATTGTAGGACTCGCCTCCTTCGGATCTCGCACTTTCGCCCTGGGTCCCGAGCCTGTTGTAGTCGATGATGGCCAGATCTCCGACTGTGGTCAACAGGCCGGCCGGCAAGGTCGTTCTCGCCGTGTATGCCAGGACCCAAGCCTCAGCATCTCCGGCGAGCTGTGTGAGGAGCTCCTGATTCGTCTCTTCCGGAATCAGTTTCTGCAGCCTGGCGAGTACCGTCTGGAGCTGCTCAGTCGTCATCTTCGGACTCCTTTCCGAACAGGATCTCGAACAGCTCTCCTTTTGTCAGATTTTTCGCACCTTTGATCTCATTCTGACGGGCCAGTTCTACGAGCTCGTCCTTTGTGAAATCCGCCAGGCTTCTGTCCGGGCTTTCCGGTTCTTCCTGATCCTCAGATTCTGCGGCCTTTTCCTGTACTTCATCCAAAGGGGTAAAACCCTGTGCGATCAGATCTGCGATCGCCTTAGGATCTTCCTCTACCCTCTCGACATTAAACCTCTGCAGTATCATATGATCCTCCTCCTTTATTCCTAAGATCTTAGCCTGATGGCTTTGTGCTCTTAATATTTACAGCGATAGATCCGATCTTGTTATCAAGTACCCAGAGATCGTGATATCTTCTGTAGTCGATCAGCCATCCGGAATACTCCTGAACTACTGACGGATCGAAGATCTTCGGCTCGTCAAGCTTATCAACACCCATAGGTACGGTCCTCGGGATCGCAATGAAGTTGATATCCAGACCGGAAGAAGCCTTTGACCAGCCGCCGCCTGCTCCGTTGACCAGGTTCGCCGTTGTGATGGCGGAAACCATTCTCGCCGGATCGACCTTGAGGATCGGTCTTCCGTTAAAGGAAGGCACTCTCTGATCGAAGCCCGCCTGACTGAATGTTGCGGACTCGATATGGTTCGTTCCGATCTCAGTCTCAAGGGCTGCGATTGTTGCCGGAGTTGCCAGGATCACGGCATCCTCTCCCGCGATCTCTACCGCATTGGCCAGCTTACTGATGATCGTTGCCGCTGCCGGAGTGTATCCATATTCAACATTTGTCGCGGCTGTAGCTGTATTGCTGATCGCATAGGTCGCGATCTTTGAGATTCTGTAAGCATCAACCTCAGGGATCACGTGCAGTCTCTGGAATTCAGACATGACCGTAGTCGCATTAGCAACGAAATTCGTCTCGTCCACATCCATCTTGTCGAGCAAGAACTGAGCTCCTCTGTCCTGAGTCATTTCTCTGGTCTCATACTCCAGATTTACGGATCCTTCCGGATAGCCGCCGGATCTGCTGTAGTCACCAAGTCCGGTCATCGTCATCTTAGGGATCTTTACTTCCTTGCCGCCCTCATATTTGAGAAGGCCGGCATTCGCATCCATCCATCCTGTTACAGATTCCTGGACCATCTGCTGGTCAAGCACTGTCTGGAAGACGGAAGCATAATCGATATCATTTGCAAAAGCCATTATGTTCTCCTTTCTACTTCAGTCTGATGCCCGCGATCTTCGCGGCCTCAGCTAACACTTTATCCTGCTCGGTATTAGCTCCCGGCTGAGTTCCTTCTGTCTTCGCATCTTTCGGAGCCGGCTGGCCTTTCAGCTTATCGTCTACGGCTGCCTGAACTGCAGTCCTGAAAGCCGCATCGATCGTGGCCACACTCTTGAGCATGGACTCCTTGTCCTTGTAGACCAGAAGATCGATAAAGCTCTCCGGGAGATGTTTATCCTGGAGGGCCGTTCTCGCATCGAGCCTCAGCTCTCTTTCGAGGAGCTTGGCCTCGCGATCGGCGGCCTCTTTTTCGGCCTTGTTTTTGAAGTAGGCCTCTTTCTCGGCCTGGGTCATTTTACTGACCCTCAGGACCTCATCCTGAAGACCGTCCTGGATCACCTGCTGCCGGGCTCTCTCGTTTGAGATCGCCGTCTCCACGGCCTTATTGATCTTGCGATCGAGTGCCGCCTGGTAGTCCTGATTGCTTTTCAGAAGATCCTCAAAGGTTTTCGGCTCCGAGTTTCCGCCGTTCTTGCCGTCGTTTCCGTCTGTCCCTGAGGCCGGATTTCCGCCGCCTGCGGGATCTTCGGACCCACCAGCTCCACCAGCTCCTTCGGGTGCCGCCATCGGGATCGGATACCTGTGCAGTAATTTACTCATAATTTTCCTCCTTTTCTGCCCCACTCCGTTGCCTTTAGGCCCCAGACCGTTGCATCATTAGTGGTTGAACAATAAAAAACCGGCATTATTGCCGGTAACTAACGTATTGATTCTATCCCCAGAGGCTCCAGAATCTCCTCTGGTGAGTTTTTATTTATCCTTTGGGGTTTTACTCACTTCCTCAACGAAGCCTTCTCTAATGAGCCGTTTGGCCTTTTCAGGCTCGAGCTCTACGGTCATTCCTTCCCACCTTGAAAGATTTTCCGCCGTGTCATAATAATTCTTGACCACCTTGTACTTCTTCATGGTTCCCTCCTTTACGGTTTGATATCATATTTCTCGATACAGGCCTCTGCCAGCTTTCTCCAATCATCCGGCAGGTCCTCGATGCTCGTGCACTTCATGACATCCATCTGCGAAAAACTTAGAATATCTGGCTTATATTTTTCCGCCAGCCTGTAGTCGTATTTTCTGATCATCAGATTGGAGACCTCTCCGCACATCGCCTCTTTCAGATGGCTCCAATATGGGCTGCTGCCTTTATACAGTTCTTTATTTACCATTTCCTCCTCCTTAAGATCTCTGGTGTGATCTCGACCTCTACCCAATCATCTTTTACGGCTACTAAACAAGACCGGTTAAGAATCATGTAAAAATGGACCCTCATTCCATCCCCGTGAGGCTCGTAGATATAATCATATCCCAAGATCTGCATGGCCTTTCCGACCTCAACGGCATTCGTAAGTCGGGCCTGATTCTTACTGAAGTATGGTTCCGGCCCATCCGGTAAAGCCCCGTTGAGCTCATTGAAAAGCTTCATGGCATCGTTGTAAGTGATCTTCCTTGCATCATCCCGGATCTTCATCCTGGTTATGACTCCGCCGGGGTTACCTCCATAACCGGTAGCATAATCGAAGCCTGTATTTTTGCTGTTACTGAGGTAGGCTATACAATCCCCATATATACCTCTGGATGGAAAGCAGTCTCCGACCCCTCCCTCCATAAGCTGCTTGGCACATTGCATTGGGGTCTTGGTCATAGAGAGGTCCGATCTTAAGTGGGACTGCGGAGCAATACCCCTGTACAGTTCTTCTCCTTTGACCTTATCATAAGCCTCTTTTGACACAAGCAATACACGATCATCTGCCTCAACTGCAGTATGGAATTTTGTCATGGCCTCGGACCAGTCGTCTCCCTTTCGGGCTGTCAAACTTCTAAACCGGACATGATCTTTCCACAGTTTGTCAGAGATCGCTTTTTCTCTGGCCTGGATCTTATCCAAGGTTTTCGGTGATATTGTTGAACGGACTCCCGGATGATATCCTAAGGTGAGAAAAACCTTTCCCTCTTTCTCGGACAGGATCACCGGCTGAACGAACCCATACTTATTTAGTCTGTTATACCCTATTACTTTATAGCCCGCATTTTCAAGAACCTTTACTGGTTCGTCCAAACTGGTTTTTAAGATACCTTTTCCGTTTGGATCCCATTTTTGCCAGTCAAACATTTTACTTTTCAAGTCCGCCTTACTAATGATCGTGGGCCTTCCGATATGATCTGTTCTGGCCCAGGCCCGCACCCTTGCTTGATTATCTTGAGACAGATCATTCCAGTCGAAGCTTACTTGCTTAGCTAGCGAGACATTTAGGAAAGCATCTGGATAGTTCGGGTCGTCTTTATAGGACAGCTTTCCAGTTACATCGATCGTGCTATCTATGTCTGATTTGACTCTTTCGACCTTGATCAGTTCTCGGCTTTCCGGCCAGTCCATAGGAGGCACGACATCAGGAGCCGGCTTTTTCTTCTTGACCGGTGGCTTTCCGCCGACATAGGTATTATACCACTTTTCGTAGCTCATGCTAGCCGGGACCGTGATCGTTTTCCCGGTCTTCGGATCGATCGCCGCCCGCTTCATGTGTCTGAGCGGTTCGGAATGGATCCAGGCGATGGTCGTTGACCTGCACCATGGATGCATCGGCGGATAATTCACTCCGACGATCGCCTTATCGACCTTGAAGGTCTTTCTGTCCAGACCTCTGCAGACTTCCGAAGTCCGGAGGTCCAGAGTCGCGACATAAATATATTTCGTGATCCCAGCCTCTTTATAGGCCGACATCGCCGCCTGATTGTCTACATAGTTGGCCTCAGTCCGAATCAGTCTCCGGGTCGCATTGAAATCGACTCCCACCCGGGTATCGATCGCCCTCGCGATCTTATGCTGGGACTTTCCCGTGAGAAGCCCGATCAGGAGCTCCGTTTTCACAGAATCCGCCAGGACCTGTGTGTTTCCCCACAGCCTTTCGGAGAAGTTCTTTCCGGACCATCTCGTATTGATCAGGTCCTCTAAAAACTTCGGGTCAAGCTTAGCAAACGGAAAAGCTGCTTCCGCCTGCTGCTGGAGACCGAAGATCTCCTGATAATAGGCCTGGTTCGCGATCTCCCGGAGAGTCTCAGCAAAAGCCGGCTGGGTCCGGTTGTACAGATCCATGGCCACATCGTCCATCATCTGGTACACTCCCATGAGCCTTTTGATCCTGGCCGCATAGGCCGCGGACTCAAGCTCGGCCGCCAGTTCCTGGTTGTTCGGGTTCTGTCTCAGTCTTGCCGTCAGCCGGTTGATCTCTTCCGGGCTTTTCAAAGCTGCAAGAAGCCTTCTGGCTTCGGCCTCGGTGAGGTTGTGCTTGAGCTGGAATCTCTTCGCGATCTTTCTCGCTTCTTCCTGAAGCTCTTTTGAAGCCAGATAATACACGGCTCTCAGTTCTTCCGCCGTCTCTTCTGCCTTCTCAAGCCGCTCATAGAGCTCTCGGGCTTTTCTCTTTTCCCAGTATTCTCTCGAAGTAATGGCCATTATTCTTCGTCATCCTCTTCTGGAGGTGTGTTTTCTGACCCGGTCTCCGAGGTCGTTCCGAAAAAGGCCTGCTGAGTTTCCAGGTTCTCCTGCTTTTCCACTGCCAGGGCCTCGACTTCGGCATCAGGATCCTCGACGAACGGGAGAAGTCCGATCAGAGTCTTCTGGCTGACCTCGCCTTCCAGGTTGCTGACGATCTGCGACAGCTCCAGAAGGTTTTTAGGAAGGGATCTCGAGAACTGGATCTCGATATCTCCGGCCGTTATATCATAGCCTTTCAGCTGCAAATAATGGCAGAACAGCTTGATCCTGTCACGGAGTCCTCTCCGGTACCATCTTTCCTTGATCTTCGTCAGCATCTCAAGGCCCAGAAGTTTATACTCCATGGCCACACCGGAGCTATTACCGACGAAGTTCTCGTCCGTCAGGTTCGGAACATGAGAGAATGTGTATATGTCCTCTTTCAGTGCTTTTCTGAGGGTCTCCATTCCTCCTTCATCCAACTGGCGGACGAGGTATTCGGCCTTAGCATCGGAAGGCAGTTCCAGAAGCTTGTTGCTCTTCAGATCCTGCATGGCTTCCTGAGATTCGCTTTCCGTATCTCCCAGGACCGCACCGTAGATGGCCAGGATCGCATCTATGAACTGCTCTTTGTCATTGATCCGGTCCGCGGTCATGGTGTTATAGGCATCGATCAATCCGATCTGCTGCTCAAAGTCCCCGATCGCGAATCGGTTATTTTTATATTCGACGAGCGGAACGTAGCCCAGATTGTGGATCTGGACCTCGTACGGAGGCACATCCTCTTCAGAATCAAGTGGAGCCTCATAAAACCTGAGTTCCGTCTCGGTCATGACCATAAAGTTGATGATCTGCTCTTCTCGTTCTTCCTGCTCTTCAAGGTCGGACTTCTTCTCAAAGTAGTAGACCCCGAAGAGGGGTTTGTGTTCGATGCTCTGATCGAAAACCAGAAAAGCATTTTGAGGGTCGATCGGCTTCTCCAGAAGCCAGGCCTCGTCTTCTGCCGCATAGATATACTCGTAGGTCTTGCCGCAGATCGAAAGCATGAGAGCATTTTCCTGGTCGTCATCGTCTGTCGTCGCATAATCCAGGAAGTCCAGAAAAGCATCGAAAGCCTCCTGCTTTCTCTCATCCTCCGCCAGCTCACCCACCAGTTTATAGGTGATAGGGTTTCCCAGGAAGTACCCGGAGGCCGTGTCTGAAATGTCTTTTGCATGATTGCAGACAGGCTGAGCATTCGGGGCATCCGCTTCCGGCCGCTCACTGTTCAAGATCTCATGCTCTCCAAGATAATAGTCCAGATTGTTTTGAAAACCCGGGACCTGATCGGAGATGTGCTTATTGATCAGGGCCAGCACGGCCGTACTTCCAAGGCCGTCCATTTTCTCTTTGTCGTACGTGAGTATTACATCCATCAGTGATATCCTCTCTGTCTCTTGTTCGAGACTTTCGCCTTCCGGCGGCGAAGTATCGTATTTACGAAATAACGGTCGGCATCAAGGCAGTGGTCCGATTCTTTGATCGGAGTATCCTCGCCTCGGTCTGCAGCTTTCGGGTCCCAGGAATAGGTCCCGTATTCATCAAACGTATGGACACAGGCATCTGTGTACTTGATCTGGTCAAGCATGAGGAGCTCGGCCATGAACCGGATCCCGTCCAGTACGTCGTTATCGGCCTTAATGACCGGATATCCGGCCTGCCTCAAGGCTTCGATGAAAGAGGCAGCCGAAGGGTCGACGATCACGGCTTTCGGGATCGCTCCGTCCAGGAAACCCCTCAGGTCTTCTACGTACTGAGCATCCGTCTTCTGCTGTCTCTTCTCTCTTCCGGAGTAGTAATACTCTCGGATGTTATACCATATCTTATCTTTTCCCCTGACCCAGAGCTTGAAGACCGTGGCATTTTGGGTACCGTAGTCCACGGAAACATAACAGGCCGGAGTCAGATCTTTCGCAATGTCTTTCAGCTTTACGATGTGACGGTCCGGGTCAAACATGTCATAGACCAGACCTTCTGCCATGACCCAAAGACCTTCGATGTATCTCCGATAGAACACTCCGGCATACTGATGCCGGAATCTCTCCTTGATCCTCTCTGACAAACTCAGGTTGTCGTCCATCGTAAAATGCAGATAGAGAAGCTGTCTCGTTGCTCTCTGGTCGATCCAATTGAGCTTGAACCAATGACGAGGTCCCTGCGGGTTACAGTTGAACCACCACTTAGATCCGTCAACGGAACATCTGGCCGTGGCCTGATTGACGAAGCTTTCCGGCATCAGAGCGACCTCATCAAAAAAGACCCCGGCCAAGGTGATCCCTTGGACAAGGTCCTGTGAGGCTTCGTCTTTGCCCCCGAAGATATAGAAATTATTCGTGATCCCGTTCTTCGTGACTGTGAGCAAATTGTCGGATCTGTGATCTTTGAACCGGTAACCCCTGGATCTCAGCATCAGCTTGAGCGGCATGAGGACGTTCCTCCGGAATGATCCGATCGTCTTGCCGCACATTCCCAGATTCTCATCCTCAAAAGTCTCCATGGCCCAGATCACAAAAGACAGACTCATGCAGATCGTTTTTCCGGATCTGATCGCACCGTCGGCGATGATCCCGTCGCAGTCTTTCACCGGTGAAGCCTCGGTCCACCAATTCAGAAGCTTTCTCTGCTGCCGGCTGAATGGCCGGAATTTAAAAAAGGCCTCAGTCTTCATCTGTCCAGTCCTCCTGAGCCGTCCCGTTCAGAGCCTCGATGAATCCGTCGTCCGTATCCTGCTCAGATCCGCCCTTCAGGCGATCGATCTCGAGCTTCAGTTTCTCGTTTTCGAGTTCCAGTCTTTCGGCCTTCGCTTCAGCCTCGATCCTAGACAGATCCAGGTTGTACCGTTTGGCCAGAAGCTTGGCGGCCTGGAGCCGGTCTGCCTCTGACGGTCCTTTCTTCATAGTCCTGGCCTGGGAAAATCCCGGCCCGGTGCCTTCCACGACGATCTCTTCGCCCAGACTCTCGCCTCTGACGACAGAAGTCAGGTAGGTCAGGATCTCCTCGGCATCGGCCACTCGTTTCTTCTCATATCGTTTCAATCTCCGCTCTATCTCTGCGGCGATATGAGGCTTCCTCATGTTCTGAGAGCCTGCTACGGCCGCATATTTTTTCTTATACCCGGCAGCGATCGCGGCCTCCGTGATGTTGCCGAGCTTGATATACTCGTTGATGAATTTCTCTTGCTTGATCGTAAATTCCCGCTTCTTCCCCGTAAGTATCACCTCTTTTCTATCCCACGGGGTCCTCAGGTCTCCTGTGGGAGACGAAAACCACTAAAGCGGGCATTTATCCTTCATTTCTGGAAAACCGTCCCAAAACTGAGATCTGGACCTCGGATCGGTTATGGCCGGACCGGCCTCCCGGGCCTCCTTCAGCCCTCAGACGGATTTTGATAATTTTCCATAACGGGAAAAGCGGACCGCATCAGCGATCCGCTCTCTCCAATATTTCCATGATACATTATATGCCAGTTTGGACGTATTGTACATAAACAGATTCAAGGTTTTCCAGAGCTTTTTTATGCAGGTACATCAGATGGGATCTGCTATACCCGAGCTGCCTTTGGATCCCGTCCCAGGAATCCAGGTTGATATATCTCCGGTATAATACGTCCACTTCCCGGGGTTTTCTCATCCTCACCAGAAGACCGAAGATCCGATCATAGATCTCATTCATCCGGGATCTCAGCTCCCGGGCTTCTTCCTGCAGCTGTTCTTTTTCGGCCATATAATCCTCCATGGTATATCTGACCGTACCTTTCGGAAGTCCGTCATTTTCCGCCGTGATAGAGGTCTTCCGTTCCTCCAGTCTTTTGATCTCATTCTGCTTCTTTCTGAAAGCCGTGGCCCAGAATTCATAATCCTTAAGCAGCTCGACCGCACTCGTATTCATTGAATCGCCTCCAGTGTTTTGATATCGATGTTCGCACACATCTTCCGGACGACATCAAGGGTCTCCTGAACATCAAGGACCAGATCCTCGATCGTGTCCGCCGTAGATCCGCCGATCTTTTTCTTGATGAAGCTCTCAAAAGCCTGATCGATCGTGTTGTGATATCCGGATACTTTCACCCGGTACAGTTTCCCGGATTTTCCGGACCGTCTTTCCTGCTCGATCCAGCAGCAGTAAGGGTCACTCATCAGGTAGTGACGGTCATCCAGTTTTATTTCCATTCTGCACCTCCTTGATTCTCTCCCGCAGAGCATCCAGAACCGCATTCTGTTCTTGCTCTTTTCTCTGCAGGATCTTATAAAATACATTCTCGTCATAGGTATCCTCAGCCAGCAGAACGTAATTTCTGACCGGCTTCGTCTGCCCCTGTCTGTGAAGTCTTTTGCAGGCCTGCTGGTATAACTCCAGACTGGTCGTAAGACCGAGCCAGACGGCGATATGACCTCCGGCCTGAAGGTTGAGCCCGTGACCCGCACTTGCAGGATGGGCCAGCAGTATCCGGATCTTTCCGGCTTTCCAGTCCGCGATCGCTCCCGGTTCCCGGATCTCCACAGCTTCCGGATATCTTTTCTGCAGCCTCTCCAGTTCGTGCCGGTAGGCATAAAAGACCAGAACATTTTCTCCTTGCGAACTGTCCAGGATCTCGTCCAGGGCCTCAAGTTTCGCCTCATGAATAAATACTCCGGATCCGTCATCTCCGTAGACGGTCCCACCGGCCATCTGCAGCAGCTTTGTCATGAGAGCTGCGGCATTCACCGCATCGATCGTTTTTCCGTCCACTTCCAGGAGAAGATCTTTCTCAAGCTGCCGGTATTTCGCCAGGGCTCCCGGGTCCAGGCGGACCTGCCTCGGGATCGTCATCAGGTCCGGCAGTTCCAGATAGTCTTTCGCCTGCATTGAAATACAGATCTTTTTTAGTTTTTCCTGGATCTCTTCCCGGGCTCCGGGTCTCAGATCCCAGTCATAAATGATCATCCCGTTCCGTCTTCCCGGCGAGAAGTACATAGACCGGTATCCGCTGAGGGTCTTTCCTAAGATCTTCCCCTCATCCAGGATATAAAGTTCAGCCCAGAGATCCATATATCCGTTGGCTGCCGGAGTACCGGTAAGACCGATCACTCTCCGGATGAACGGCCTCATCTTTTTCAGGGCCCGGAATCTCTGGCTCTTCGAGCTTTTGAAGCTGGAAAGTTCGTCCACCACGATGCAGTCGAAAGGCCAGGCCTCTTTCTTGAACTGGTTCACCAGCCAGACCACATTCTCCCGGTTGATGATCGTGATATATGCTTCTTTCCGGAGAGCTCTTTTTCTCTCCTTTTCCGTACCTACGGCCAGAGCCCAGGAAAGGTCTTTCAGGTGATCCCATTTTCCCAGCTCTTCCGGCCAGGTATCGATCGCCGGCCTCTTCGGTGCGATGACCAGGATCCGGCCTATATCCCAGGACAGCTC